GTTTCATTGTTGCGGTAGTATCAGCAGCAACAAGTTCATCAGTCGCTAAGGCATTAGCCCGTATGATACGTGTAACCCCGGAAGTTGTTGAAGGTGCGACAGCGGCATTTAGCCCTGTGATCTTCAGTCTGTCATTACCTGAATAAGCTACACTATCATAATTGATGGTGGTTGCTGTATTACCGGCTAACTGGTTGAATGCACCAAGTACACCACGTACTTTCATCCACTCACTCATAACACGGTATGCATCTTCAGACAGGTTATATTGTACCCGTTGCGTATCGATGGTATATGGGGCTGGGATAGAAACCGGTATCCTTAGCTGGTCTATATTCATATTGTCAGTCGCATAGATTAGTGGTGCTTCCTGTCCTGTGGCAGCAGCAGAACCAAGTAAACCTTGTTCATTGAGCCTGTTAAGGAAGGAAACAGTAACTCTGTCGCCTGCATCTTTATTTGTATTGTCAACCCTGCGGAGTACGCCTGTGCGGATCATTTGACCAAGCATTTCTGTGTCTGAGACAAAATCGTATAGGGTACGTTCAGACCACAGTTTGACGGTACTCGAGGAGTTGGTACTAAAACTTGTAGTAGCCATATATGCCTCGTAAAAAGTTAATTAAAAAACAATTGCTTGTTTCCCTGCTTTTTCTTTTACGAGGTCTTTTACCGAGGTTACCCTGCTCGAACCTTTTAGAGGGTTGCTTATCCCTGTTAGCTGTAACGTTGCCCTATTTGCAAGAAATTCAGTTGTCTGGAAATTCCGGATAACTGAAATAAGCCTTATAAATCAAAGACTTACCCTAATGAGGTAATAGTATTTTATTTGTGGTGTCAAGGGATTAATAACTCGCCCACCATTATAATAATTTCTTTTAATGACCTTATATTCCAACAAGTTAGCCCAATTTTATTGACCTGGCATTTTTACCATTTTCAACATTATATTATTATAATGGTATAATGGTGATAGCGTTGCCTGACCTATCTGATTTGCTATTTATTTAAAGAAACCGTATAATACCCATGCAAATATGAGGCAGTTATGACTACAGTTACGTTTGATACACATGCAGCAGTTGAACGCCTAATGAAACAAGGTGTAAAAAAACTGCATGCTGAAGAGTTTGTTAAGTTACTTCAAGAAAGTAGAGAGGTTGATTTTAGTAACTTAGTTACTAAAGATTATTTGGATGCAAAACTTAACAGAACAAAATACGAAGTTGTTATATGGCTCATAGCCTGTACCATAGCCATTATTGGGATATTAAAGACTTAATTATATAATGCATTATACCAGTAACTATAGTTACTAGCATACTGTATTACTAGTAACTATCATCCTCTCGCAGCCTTAGCTAGCAACTGCTGGAACTTATCGCCATCAATCCCACTGGATGGATTTTTAGGGTCACGCAACACATGCTTGATATCAAATATATTACTATTGTTACCCAAGCCGACGCTGTTGTTTAAAGACTGTATGGACGCAGTCTTCTTCATGTTGCTATTTATGGCCTCAAGATTTGATTGTGGTGCTGTAGCGGCCTTAGAATCGCCTTTAGCCTTATATCCATAGCTTTTAGCCATGTTATACATGACCTCAGCCGCATTCTTGCCTGAGTTTAGTGCTACCATCAGGGTACTTTGGAGCTTTTGGTTTACATATGCGTTCACCTGGCCTTCAGGCAGGATATTTTGGGCGACTTGTGTTTCTACAGCCTGTAAATGGCTCAGTGCATCCTTAAAATCAGGATTGCTCCTTTCAAAGACCTGTTCCTGTGCGGATACTATGTTATAATATTGCAACTGCTGCGTCTTTTCTGCGGTGTCTTTATTAATACCCTCTAGCCTGTTTTCAAGCTCGCCTATCTTCTTCATGTAAAGCCGATGGGTATCTGGATCTAACGGCTCAAATTCTTCTGTTGGTTGGATGGAATGTGCATTTTTTGCACTTTGCATTTGATCAGCACTTGAATTAGCTGCTTGTTGAAGCATCTGAAGTTGGGTCTCATAGCGTATCCTGTCTTCACGTTCTTTAGTTAATTGCCCTTCAAGCTCACGCCGTTTTTCTATCTCTTTGTTAAATCGTGACTTAGGTATAAACTTATTCTCTTTATAAGTTTCGTTATTGCTACTTTCAACCTCAGCATCATGAACCATTTCATCTTCGGCAAGGCCATCGGATTCAGGTTGTCCCTGCGTATCCGGTATAACGGGGTTCTCTTCAGGTATCTTGTCACCATGGCTTTCCTCGGTTATTCTATCATCTGCCTTTGGCTCTTGCTGTATTTGCTGCAAGTGCGCATGGAAACTGTCAGCATTTGAAAAAATTTCATTGTTAATGTCAGTCATATATTTACCTTTGATTAAATAATTAGGTTGGTCAAGCTGTCTTTTATTGTTTGGCCGGCCTTGACCATTTCATTTACTGTGCGGGCTTCTGTATATTTAATATCTGCTTCTTGCTTATAAGGGTTTAGCTCAGCCTCCTGTTTCCTATACATAGCATCTATCTTTATCTTAATGGCATCGGCCATTAGCTTCTCGGCACTGGCATTCTTGTAATTTATTTCACTTTCAAGTAATGCCGTATTCAATGGGTCTGGCGGCTGTGGAGGCGGTGGCTTCATCATCTCCATGATTTGTTCTTTGACATCAGGCTTTAAATCTAAATGCTCAATGACAAGTGGCATGATATTTACAGGGGTTGGCATATTGATTAACTGCCCTTGCAGTTCAAGCAGCTTCATGGCAAGGTCGTTATTTTCATCAGGTGAGGATGGCATTTCATCAACTACAATGTCATATTGTGCAGCTAACCTTGATTTAGTAAGCTGGATATAAGGCTCGTCCTTTTCCCCTATGACGTTCCTGATTAGCCTGCCCTCGCAATTATCAACCATGATGCGTACACAGTCTGTATATAACTCAGCCTGACGTTGCAGGTAGTAGTACTTGGCATCAAAATAAGTGGATAAGGTAGTAAGCCCCTGCTTTATTTGTTGACGTAAGAAAGAGGAATTTGTTTCCTTGGTCTGCATCATCCCCATAAGCTCAGGTGTGACACCACAGACCTGCATAATTTGTTGGTCAGAATATTGGATCATCTCTAAAATACCTGAAGGGATAGGAGGAGTTATTTTAGGGCGTGATTTCATCAGGCCACCCGGCTCATATATAGTTACATGGCGTGCCTTGGTATAAGTATCAACAAAGGCCGCAATATCATCAACGGCATCAGCTTCAATTTCCACGCCGCCTTTAGGTATGGTTTGCAGGAAGCTGACATAATCAGAGACAGCCTGGTTAAGCATCCGTTGTGGGTCTTTGCATGAACGTACAAGCCCATAATATGACTGGGTAAGTTCGCTAAACTGCCCGGTCATGAACTTTATGGAAAAACCTGTTTGTGAGTAGTTTTCGGATTTTTCCACTACCTTGCTGCCCGTTATTATGGCACGGTAATACTTGAATTGATGCTGCTTAGTGGACTTTACAGGTATTCCCAATGCACCAAATATCTGTTTTATCTCACTAAGCTTCTTGCCTGACCCCACAGAGAACAAGGCATCCATGTCCGGATTAAAACTATAGGTTTCTGCATATTCTTTTTTTAAGGCTTCCATGATCATTGCGACCTCTGGAGGCAATGTCATTGGATTAAGTTTCATAAATGGGTTTTCAACACGGTAGAATGGCTCTTTTTGCCTCCATTGGTACTCATATACCACCCCAAGGGTCTTTACTGCTAAAACAGCATTAAAAAACTCAAGTATACGGGCATCAAGAGAAGCACTATATACATCATCGAAGAAGGTTATCCCATACTCTTCCTGTATGGCTTCCTGGTTCATCACCTTAAGGCGTACTACATAGTCACTGTCTATAAGGTTCTTGGCACGGGCGGCATTATCCCAGAAAAGGAATGCAGGGAAGATACGTTCAACTACAGTGTCCCCATCAGGGTTGTTGTCATAATCAAAGTCTGTGCTTGTTGCCCCAATGCCACAAATCAACATATCCCTGAAGGATAATGAATATTGGCTATCAGCTTTGGCATTTTCTTCTATATAGCGGACGCTATTGTTCATTATGTCGCTATATCCTTCCTGCTCCTTGTTTAATAAGCGGGGCAGGTATTGTATATCCAACCTGTTCTGCTGCTCATATCCGCAAATGGATTCAATGACAGGTGCAGTACGGTTTATGTTGATTATGGGGAGTGAGTTCTTTGTTTGCCTGTCAACCGCTTCCTTCGTCCACTGGTTGCCTTCAAATAGGGCAAAGTTCTCCCGTACCTCAAATTGCCGCCAGTCCTGAGATATAGTAAGGCTTTCATTTAGCCTTGCCTCCATGCGGGAGATTATATCTTCATCATCAGGCATCCCTTTCTGAGGTTGTGCGTTTTCGTTCATAATAATTGCTTAAGTTTCAATAACTTAAGCGTAACTTAGATTTTGGGGAAGTTAAAGGGGTTATTTAGTTTTAGGTAGTAATCCATTTTCCTTTATACGTTCCCTCTTGTTTAATATCCTTAATGCTAAGGCTGCTTTTTTAGAGGGAAGCATCAATATATTATTTAAAGTCATAGCATCTTCCATATCTATGATCTCATTCCTATTTGTTCCACTGATTGCATATATATCATCTATTGCAACCTTCATTTGCTCATCGGTAAGCTCAATAGGTTTTCTATTTTCAGCTTTAGCTTTATCTAGTATCTTACTAATACTACTTCTTAATTTATAAAATTGAACAATCTCTTCATCTGTAAAGGTTGCTACTATGTTTGATGCTATACCTGCTTTTCCTTCTGCTACTGCTCCACTGCTTATAGTAAACAATACAAGGAATACAGGGATTAGCAGGGCAATCATTTTGTCTCCTTATTGAAATAGCCACTCGTACAATTCCACACCTACAATACAAGCTATTGCCAGGTAAATAGTATATCTATAAGCTTTATGCTGCCAAATCCCAAACCTACGACTTAATTCTGAGGCAATCATACTCATATTAACAACTCATTCATGATATAACTCTTGAACTAAATGTGGATAAAGTTCTATTTGCTCTTTAGTTAAAGAATCATAAAAAGTTTTTTCATCCTTTTGAAGTTGTATTATAGCATCGTCTCTTTGAAACTCTACATGATTATTGATATTACATTGGTATATTTTATGAGATGCCCATATACCCGCTCCTATAACTTTAGCAGGTGGCCATGGTGATTTTAATAAATACTTACTGATTTTTTCAGTCCCTTGGTCAGTTAAAATATCAACTATTGTATCTTTTGAATATGTCTTTTCAATGCTATCTTTTTTATCCTTAAACTCTGCAATGGCATCTTTTATAGTTTGCTCCATAGCTACATTTTCGCCATATTTGCGCAGGACTTCATCTTCATGGTCTTTCCTTGCCTGATCAGCCTCTATTTCATTCCTAATTTTTTCCAAATATTCTTTATCTGCCTTCGTAATCCGCTCAGTACTCTTAACATCTTCTTCTGGTTTGGTCTCAGCCTCCTTTAGAGCATCTTCTGGCTTAGTCTTGGCCTCTTGGTCGGCTTTAGCCTTATCCTCAGCATCTTTTACATCCTGTGCTGCTTTCTCTGCCACTTCTTTTTCTTGCTGTACTTTTAAAGCTTCAGCGTCTTCCTTAGCTTTTAAGTCAGCAGCCTCCTTCTCTTCCTGTGCTTTTAACACAGTCTCTTTCTCCTTTTTAGCCTGCTCATAGACAGGTTTAAGTTTCTCTATGGCCACATTTAACTTATTTATTTCTGGTGATAATTTTTTATTAATATCGCTTTGTAATCTTTTTTTAAGGAAACTTGGAGCAATAATATGATCTAATTTGTATTGCAAATCCTTTGTTTTTTCCTGCCCAACCTTAACGTCCAATAAGGCATCGGCTATTGATGTCCGTATATCAGGGGAAAGCAAAGGCTCATCCTTTAATAGCTCTGATTCCGCTACTACTTTAACTTTATATTCAGCCTCGGCCTTTGCTGCCACTACTGCTGCTGCCGCCGAAGCTGCTGCCTCAACTTTAACTCTTAAGTATTCTGCCCTTATATTAATTATAGCTTGAGTAAATCTTGGGGGAAATCCTGTCGGTATATAATTAGGCATTAGACCAAGCCAATCCTGACTAGTTGCATAATAAACAGCTTGTCCCCATGTGCTGGGGTAAAAATCTTCCTGATTACTCCCAGTCCCATATCCATAGCCATCAGGGTTACGTTCTACTCTGCCACTTCCTTTGTCGCCATTTCCTCTGCCACTACTATCCCTTCCACTGCTTCCGCCTCCCTCTCTGGCATTACTATAGTCCCTATCGGCCTTGTTACCACCACTTCTGCCGCCTCCACAATCTCCAATCCACCACCCAGTTGGAGAGTCAACATGACCATTATCATGAACCCGCCGTGCCTCACCTACGCATACACCCATAACATTACCTCATCAATTAGGCCGCTAACCGTAAGCAATGCCTATCTTAACGTCAATGTATTTTTTGTTAAGTTTAAGGGGAATTCAGTTAATAGATTGATTTATATCATATTCTATTATTTATTATCTCGTAGATATTCTTACGGTGGCCTATGGCATATATCTTTACTTCTTTTAATGCCTCATTAGCAATAAACACTATCCTATAATCTCCTACTCTAAGACATCTGAAAGCATTTAGGTTTCCCGTTAGGTTTTTACTGAAGGCAAGAGGGTTGCTGGTAAGCTTTTTCTCAATAGAATCTTTTATTGCTTTTTGTATAGCAAAACTCAATGTTGGAATATCTTTCTTTGCAACCTTTGGCTCATAAACAATATGTAAAGGCATTATTTGCTCTCCAAATGTTTCCAGGCATCTTCATGGCTTATATATTCACCCTTATTATTTTCCATGCGTTCCAGGGCTATATTGCCCCAGTATTCATCTTCCATATCATCAAGCTTCTCTAAAAGAATTTGACGGGCGAAAGTTGTCGGCGGTAAATGCCTTTCTTTAGCAATCATCTTGAGAAGCCCCATTGGTTCAGCTTCTAAGCTTACATTTAGTCTTTCCATTACTTACCTCAATATTAATGAGTGCATAGAGTAATATATTGTGTCTTTAAGTGCAACCTTATACTCATTGAATCGGTTACAGATTGTAACCAGTTCACTTATAAATATCATAATAGTTAATTTTCCCCTTCTTAGGGTAGCTTAGAGTAACATCACACAGACGGCTAAAGGCATCAATCATGTCATCATGCCTTGCGGCAGGGAATTGCAGGTATTCCTCGTCCTTGAAGTACGTTACAAGGTCAACTTCACGCCCTAAATAGTTTTTTTTCTTTAAGAATTTAGGAAGGAATACCTTACCATCTTCAAAGTAAGGGGCAAGCCTTGTTATCCTGTCTACCTTAGCCATTGAGCCACCAATCTCCATCATCGAGAACCGGTAGTTGCGGTATTCCATAGCCTGCCTCATATACTCAATATCAAGCTGCATGCCGTATTTCTCATAGTATATCATGCGTGGTTGATATTCCTCATGCACGCTAAATATAATATTCTCCCGCTCCTTTAGGTTTAGCTTATCCACCCATGCATCAAGCAAGTATATGTTACCATCCTTGTTAGCCCCGATGACTATAATAGCCGTATTATCGCTTTCTTTGTTCTTAGAGTTAGCAGGGTCAACGAATACATATACATTCATGTCGGCCATTGAGGGCTTGATGTCATAGTACTTTAGCCATTCCTCTTTGAATACATTACCGCCTTCATCCACAGGCGTTTGCATATAGAGAGCAGACCAATCCCTGGATGAAACGGTATCTCTTATTCCTTGCAGTCGGTTGATGTTATAGCGTTCAGGCCATAAGGCAACTTCATTGCCAGCCTCATCCTTATGTATGGCAGGAAGGTTAATGACATGCCAGTTTTCTTTCTTCTCATGTAGCAACCAGCCTGATAGGTCATCGTTGTGCCAGCGTGTTTGGATGATGACTACAGCACCATCAGGCTCAAGACGTGTATAGGCAGTGGATGAATACCATTCCTTATGCCTGCGTCTTATTAGGGAGCTATCAGCTTCCTGTTGGTTCTTTATTAGAT